CCCTTAAAAAGAGGTTTTATGTTAATTCCAGCACTCTTAGCTAAGGCATAAGCATTAGCTGGTACAGAAACAGCACTAATTTCCAATAATTCTGATTTTAATATCTCTCCTTTGTCTGAAAATTCCTTTGGTAGGAATCCGACAGAGAATGCATTTAAAAATCCTCCCTTGTAAAGATCAAATATAATCTTTGCAATTGGATTCTCTTCTACCGCGAATTTAATCTTTCCAGAAAGCTTTCCATCGCTAACAGCTATTTTTATAGCCTTTCCAATTACATCAGTAGCACTCCAATAATTATGACTATTAAGAATGACTGGATTCTTCTTAAACATCTTTAAATCCCAGTTTTGTCTTACAATATCTCCATGTCTGTCTTCGTCAGCAGTTGAAAATATAGCTTCCAATGTTGATTTATCTTCGTCAACACTTTTTATTGTAACATTTATTGTTTGATAAAGTTTTTCTTTCATTTTATTTTTATTATTTTATTCTTATTCATCATCTTCCATTGCTGGACCTATAAGACATCTGCAATTAGGTTCACTTGGATATGATAAACCATTACTAAATACTCCGTTTAAATCTACAATTTCGCCATCTAACATGGCATGTTCTTCTCTTGTTCTATTATCCATAACAGCTACCCATTCCTTTCCAGTAACAACTTCTGATTGTCTATATCCTTCTATCAAACCTTCGTTATTAGATACTGTTGATTCTGTTCTTGCTATTAGCTCTGCTCTGCTTGTTTTAAGTTCTGTAAATACTCCTTTAACTCTATCTGTTAGCTCTACTATAGTTTCATTAGCTCCGAATCCTTCTGTCAGAGCAACTTCAAGCTTTGTAAATGTAGTATCAGTTGTTGTTTGTGCATAGAACTTAGCTCTTTTATCCATAATCTTTTGCATTCTTTCTGTAACTGATAATGGTTTGCTTATTCCTAATAAGTCTAATGCTCCATTTCCTGAATCTGATACAAGTTCTTCAAGATATGGCATAATGAAGTTAACCGCAATAGATAATTCTTGTTCTTTTATTCCATCAAGCTCAAGCTTAAATCCTTTCTTAATAGATTTACCAAAGGTTAAAGCTTTAAATACTCTCTTCTCTTGCTCATTGGCAAACTGTACTACTCCTTCTTGTAACTGCTTTGATCTTTGGTCAATATACTTTAATTGAGCTTCTGCATAATTAACTCTTGCCTCTTCTTTTATAATTGGAGAAAAAGACTTTGATTTAAAAGCTTTTGAACCATTAGATACTGACATAGGAACTAAGTTTATAGGTATTAATATAGTATCACCTCCTTTAATATCATCTAATCCTTGTAGTCTTCTCTTTTCATTTGTAGTCATTGAATAGGTACTATTTCCTGTTTCAACTTTAAGCTTTATCTCTTCCTTATCTTCTTTAACTATATCTTCGTATGTTAAGTTCCATTTATCAGGTATTATTGTCCAATTAAATGCTTCTACTATTTCTCTTACTTCTGGAGTAATAGTTTCTTTTAAGAATATCCTATAACTTGCTTCCGCATTGTCATATTTTATTTCATCAAAGTTTCCTAGAATAGACTTAGGTACTCCTGTTAAGATACAAATATCATTTAGGTTACAATTCTTGCTTTCAAGATAACCAATTTCATCAGGACTTAACCCTGTTTGCTGATAATCAACATTTCCACCTAAGAACATAGGTATTCCTGACTTCTTTGCTCCTGCATACTGTTCTTTATATCTATCCTTTTGTGTTTCTACTTCTTCTCTTGTTAGCGTTTGATCTTTAAACTTTAGAATACCTTTAACACTTCCTCCATTCTTTAATACATTAGATTGATAGTCATCTAATTGAATTCCAGTTGATATATTCTTTAGTCCTGAAACGATTAATGATTCTGCTTGTAACGGAGATTGAGGGTCAACTCTTACTATTCTAACAATTTGAGTTGCTTTATATGTTATATCTCCTCCTTTTCTTGTTCTATAATTGTAAGAAGTAATCTCGTTTTTCTCTTCATCAAATACTTCTTTAACTGCTGTAGGTTCTAATAAGTGCATCTCTTTAATCTTGTTTGATGCTTTAGATCCAGTATCAAATAGTTCAGGAGCTTCTTTTTCGTAAACACATAATACATAAGCTTTTCCAATAAGGTCCTTCTGCTTCTCTAATGTAGAAAAGAACTGCTTACCACTCATAAGCTTATTTGGTCTATTAAATAAGTCATATATCCACTTTGCTTCTCCTGTGTCGTTAACTATAGCTCCCTTTAAATCTTTTACTAAAAACTTTGTTTCTCCTACTTTTTCAGCTCTCTTTGATATTGCTTTATTCAAGTAAAGAGATATTTTGTATAAAGAAAAACCATCTTTCTTTTCGTAGTCTGTATAGCTAAATTCGCTTGTATTAAACATTCCGTACCATGTCTTTTGTTTTAGCTTGTTTGATAAACTTGTTATTAAGTTTTTGACTGGATTAATTTTTATCATAATAAAAAAGGATAACCAATTTAGCCCTTTCGGACTTGGTTATCCTTGTGCCTCAAGAATAAGTTGTCGTTATTATTAATTTGTTACTTATAATATATCAGTTCTAATTAAAAAGTCAATAGCTATTCTTCTCTTATATTAAAATTATCTATCTCTCTTATGCTCTTAATAGCAACTACTTTTCCTCCCTTTATAATAATACTCATCTCTATCTGTCCATATCCTAAGGTTATAGCTTTTTCTTTTATGTAGCTAAACCATTTTCTCTCATCTCTTGTTTTTATTTCGTGGGTTTTTCTTTGTTCGCTCATTTTTTTATTAAATTATTCCTGAAAAAGGCTTTTTATAAAATGTAAGCATTAAAGCTTCTGCGTAATCAGGAGATTTACTTGTCCTAGCAACTAAATCTGCTTTTGGCTCTATCTTTAATAACTTCTCCGATGTTGTTGAGTATCTAATCCATAATACTTGTATCCAATTATCATTTTTGTCTAATCTTACATCTTCTCTTCTTATCCATTCTCCTAGATCCCAGTATAATTCTGCTTTTAGATTAGAGAATGTATCTTTATGAATAGCACTTGAACCAACATTAACAGAATTTACATTGCATCCCTTTTCTCTGAACCTATCTGCTACTCCTCTTCCTATTCCAATGTCATCAATACTTATATCATCGTATTCTATACCCCAAAGCTCTTTTAAGCGGTCTATTTCAGAAACATTAGTCATTGTGTTATTGCTTTGGTTTTTTCCTGCTACAATCGCGAATGGACCATATCTAAGTACGTAAACATTATAATCTCCACCACCTCCAATATCACATCCTAGCTTTAACTTGCCACTTGTTTTTTCTCCTCTATCTCTTGCCTTTTTAATAACTATCCTGAATGCTTCCTCTGTTATTCCATATCTTAGATACTTTGAATAAACTAACTGTCTGTATCCATCTTTTGAAATCTCATCTTCAGGAGGAAACTCACACTCATATAGAATACCAAAGAATGGTTTATCTCTGGCTTCTTCAATGTCTTCTACTCTTATTCTACCTTCTTCTATGGCAATATGATAATCAATGAATATCTTATGGTACTTATCTCCATTCCAGCTCTTAATAAAATGAGAATAAGGATAAGTAGAAAACCAAGGATTACCTATCTTACAATAAAAGCTTTCTCCAGTCTTTCCTACTATCATTCTGAATATAGTTGCTTCTGTTTGGTCCTGGATTAAACATGCTTCATCTAATATAACCATTTCAGCTCCTAATCCCATAGCAGAAGCGAAACTCTTTTTAAAACTCTTCTGTTCTGCTGATACAACGAATATACCACCCCCGTTTCTCAATGTTATTCTTTCTTTACTTCCTTCTTGCTTTAATCTTTCTAGTTTTGTTATTTTCTCTAACTGTCTTTCAAAGATTATATTATCTCCTAAATGCTCAATATAGTAACGCATTATAATCTTAGCCTTCTCTGCACTAGGAGCTACTACAGACACTTTCTTTCCTTCAATGGCTGTTACTATTATACAAGCGATAGCAACCGTTAAACTCTTACCATACTGCGTAGGACATATAATCTGAACTCTTTTATAATGCCTAAAAATTATAGAACAGAATATGTGTAATTGTCCTTCCGTAATTATCTCACCAAACTTTTCACCTTCAACCTCGAAATGATTAGCTAATTGCTTCGCTACTATCCTTTCGTACTCCGTTAATGGTGGAAGATTCGGCTTCAACATTTCCTCCTTCTCTATTTTGAATTCCGTTATCATTATTTTTTACTGTTTTTAATGATCTAATTGCTTCTAAAGCTTCGTTTATCTTATTATACTTCTCATCAAATAATCCTTCTCCTAGATTACCCCAATCCTTTTTATATAGTCCAGCATTAAACTTAGCATCTAATAAAGTATTCCTAAGCTTTCCAATTAATGCCATTGCTCTTGTTTTAGAAGTTATGCTTATTAATACCTTATCAACATAATATAAAAGATTACCTTCATCATCTTTCTTTTGATTACCGTCATCTCCTATAACAGGCTTTTTAACCTCTCTTGTATCTTTTAGAATTATATCCCAAGCTTCTTTACATAAGGCATCTGTTTCCTCTTGGAATTTTATTAACTCATCTTCTACAGTTGCCTTAGCTAACTCTTCTCTTGAATCATTTAGAATATCCTTTTTAATATAATAACAAGCTGGTTCGCTTATGTTTAATTCCAGTGCTAATTTATAAGTGCTAATTCTAGGGTTTCTTATTAAAATTAACCTTGCTCTATCTTTAATTATTTCTTTTGCTTCTTTTGACCATCTTGACATAATTATATTTTATTCTATCCTATCTTATTTTATTAACCCTGATAACATTTGAAAAATCTGTAGTAATAATCCTTTCAATTGATTGAATAAACTCTCTAGTATTCCTACTCTATTCTTTAGGTTATAGTTCTCTTGCTCTAATTGATTTACCTTTACAGTAAGAGTTTCTATCTCTGTTTGATTGCTACTGCACTTCTCTTGTAATTCAATAATATCGTTTACTGCTTGATTCCATTCTCTAAAGCCTACTGCTGATACTGGTGTTGCTATTACTATGGTTAATAATATGATTATGCTTAATATTATTTTTTTCATTTTATTTTTTTTCTAGCTTATAATCTATTAATCCTAATATTAATTTTATAATGTTAGCTAATGTAATCTCTAATGGATTTACTTCAAATTCTAATAAGCAGTATTCTATATATTCTTTTACTATTCTATCATACTCCTCTGCTTTTTGAAATGCTTTAGGATATTTTTCATTTAATACTTTACCAGCTGGACCATTCTTTCCAGTGTATTTTATTTCATCCCATAAGGCTCTTTCTTCTATATCGTGTCCATTATATTTTATTTTACGGTTATTATTAATCATTGCATTGGAAAGCTCTTTTGATTGCTCTTCTTTCAATGATGTTAACTTATCGTATATCTCAAATAATTTTTCTATTTTTTCTTTTGTTATGTTTTTTGATTCCATATTTTTTTATTTATTGTTTATATAATCATAAACGCTAATCTTTGGTGTCCAATTAGGTGTTGTATTCAATACCAATGACTTCATGATCTCTCCTTCTTTTCCTTCTACATAATTAATTTTCTTTCCAGTCTTTTTAGATATTGCTTCTGCTATGTTTAATATGTTAGATTCTTCTCCACTTCCTAAATCAAATTCTTGATTATACCAGTTTACTGCTCTTAATAATCCTTTACAAATATCTGATACATGTACAAATGTTCTTGTTTGGTATCCTTTTCCATTTATTATAATCTCATCGCTTTTAAGCCATGTATCTATAACTCCTTTACTTCCTTCTCCATAAACATTAGGAAAGTTACATATAGCCCACTCTTTAGCCATTAACTTTATATATTCTCCTGCTGTTTTTTTAGATAATCCATAAGGACTTTGTATGTCTTTACTTGCAACTGATCCAGCGAATATTATTTTAGCTTTAGGATATAATCCAATAAGGTGAATAGTAGCCATTATATTCATTGTAGCATCAAAGAAAGGGTTTACAATTGATTCTCCTACGCTTGTTTGACCAGCTAAGTGGAATATAGTATCAATTCCTTGTATTGGCTCATGAGAAAAGATATTAGAGTTATCTAATATGTCTATTCCATATACTTCTCCTATTTTATTTTCTTTTATGTGATTCATTAGATGACTTCCAATAAATCCTGATGCTCCTGTTATTAGTATTTTGTTCATATCTTTATATTTTTAGTTTCTGCACTTTTATAGCTAATAAT